ACGAGAGTTTTTATACACCAGCAGAACCTGGTACTACTCCCCTTATTGTAGTTGCGACCGCACAAGATAAAAGCAATGGAGCAGGCACTGGAACTGCTACTGCTACAACTAAAGCAAATGCCGGTAAAGCATTTAGATTAACCAGTCAGAAAGACGTTGGTGATTTGTTTGGTGTTCCTTTCTTTGAAAAGACTCCTAGCAACACACCAGTACACGGAAGTGAGCGTAACGAATACGGTCTTCTAGCAGCTTACAGCTATCTAGGAGTTTCCGCAAGTGCGTTTATTGTTCGTGCAGATGTCAACCTAGATGAATTAGAAGGTACATCAATTGAGCCAGGCAGCGAACCTACAGATGGTGCATGGTGGGTAGATACACGCGGCACTTCATGGGGCGTTTTTGAATGGAACGGTGCAGCCGGTGACACAACTGGCGGTCAGTCATTTACAATGAAGACTCCTATTGTTCTTACCGACGAAGATGCAACAACAAAGATTACAAGCAATGCTCCAAAAGGTTCAGTTGGAGTTAACGGTGATTACGCAGTTGTATTTGAAACAGGTTCTTTAACAAAAGAACTAGCAAGAATTTATTACAAATCTCCAGGCGGCGGCTACAACGAAAGCGGTAGCTTAGTTGCTCCTGGCACATGGGTTAAAGTAGGTAGTGGTGGTTGGGCAGCAAGCTGGCCAACAGTTACATCTTCAACAATTACTAGCCCAGCGTTCTCAGTTAACGATGATTTTTATGTTAACGGTACATTAGTTACTGTTACTGTGGCAACACTAGCTGGTCTAGTTGCAGATATTAATACAGCACTAGGCGGTAGTTCTGGTGTATATGCAAAAGCAGTTAATAACAAATTATACCTATACAGCAACGGTGCAACAGAAGGTCAAGCTGACTCAACAAGCTCTGGTAGTATTGTTCTAGCAGCAGGAAGTACAGGAACTGTGATTGCAGCCAGCGTTGCAGCCAGCGATATTGGCATTAAGGCCGGTGAATACTTCCCCCCAACTCTAGCTATTGCTCCTCACACAGCAGTACCTGAGTGGAAGACCGCTGATACAGAACCAAAACCAACAGGCTCTGTTTGGATTAAAACAACTGAGCCAGGCGAAGGTGCTCGTTGGAGAGTCAAGCGTTGGAACTCAGCTACACAAGCATGGGTAGCCTATGAAGCTCCAATTTATGCTAGCGGACATGCAGCCAACTATTACTTAGATCGCAGTGGCGGTGGTGCAAACATTCCAACCGACAGTATTTTTGTTCAATCAAATGCTGAAGAACAATTCAGCTATGCAGACGGAACTGATACATTGCCTGACGCACGTGATACAACATTTAAAGAAGCTAGCTTCCGTGTTTGGAGACGTTCAACAACCGGAGCAGCTACAATTGAATCTGCAGAAATTACCACAGGAACATTTACAGCTGGTTCAAATACTTTCAACATCAAACAAAGTATTAAAGGTTCTTTAGCTCTTTCTGCTAATACAACTATTACATTCACAGCAGTAAGCACCAGTGCAGATGCAGAAACAATAGCAGCGGCAATCAACGCAGCAGCATATGTAGACGCAGACGGTGCAGCAATTACAAATAACGTAGTTGCTTCAGTAACAGCAGACGGAACAGTTACAATTAGTCACAAAGTTGGCGGAGAAATTCGTTTTACTGACGGTACTAACAGCCCTGTAGCAGCAATGTTTACTGGTTACAATCCTATCCTTGAAACAGGAACTGCAAACTTCTACGCAGCTCCAACAGAAGCTCCAGAAGATTATATTGCAACCAGTTGGCGTCCACTAGCCGATGAAGGCAATAATGGATTCACAGCAAGTCCTGATGCTCCTCTAAACGAGCCAACAGATGGACAACTATGGTACAGCAACAACTTTGCCAAGGTTGACATTATGGTTCACAACGGCAGCACATGGGTTGGTTACAGAACATCAACAAGCCCATACTATAACGCTTCAGCAGCATTGAAGACAGACCCAGCAGGTCCAATCGTTGCAGCCAGCGAGCCAACTACACAAAGCGATGGTACAGCACTGGTAAATGGTGACTTATGGATCAGCACAGCTGATATGGAAAACTTCCCAACAATTTACAAGTACGATGGTCTAAACTTAGAGTGGGCATTAGTTGACAAGACTGACCAAGTCAGCGATCAAGGCGTATTGTTTGCTGACGCTCGTGCAGGAACCAGTGGCGGAACAGCAACTTCTGCACCAAGCGATGTTATTTCTGAATTACTAGACAGCAACTTCTTAGATACAGATGCCCCAGATCCAGCACTATATCCAAAGGGTATGTTGCTATGGAACCTACGTGCTAGCGGTGGTAACGTTAAGAAGTATCAGAACAACTACATTAATGTTAACGAAGACAATGCTCGTTACGACAATACACGCTCACCAAACGGTCTAAGCTATCAATCAGGTCAGAGCCAAGGTTCTTACTGGCCAGATCGTTGGACCACACAAAGCGGTAACAACGAAGATGGTTCAGGAAGTTTTGGACGTAAGGCACAGCGTAAGGTTGTTGTACAGGCAATGAAGAGTGTAATTGACACAAGTCAAGAAGTTCGTGACGAAGAACGTCGTAACTTTAACTTAATTTCTTGCCCTGGATATCCAGAAACTCTACAAAACCTAATCAGTCTAAACATTGATCGTGGTATGACAGCGTTCGTAATTGGTGACACACCACTACGTCTACCAAGTGATGCTACAAGTCTACTAAACTGGGGTACTAATGCTGCTCTAGTCACAGACAACGGCGACGACGGTATTGTCAGCTATGACGAGTACTGTGCAGTTTACTATCCAAACGGATTTACCACAGACCTAGGCGGTGCTAACGCAGTTGTTCCAGCATCACACATGATGCTTAAGACATATGCACTAAGCGACCAAGTTAGCTATCCATGGTTTGCACCAGCAGGTACACGTCGTGGTGGCATTACCAACGCAACCAGTGTAGGTTATATTGATGCAGCAACTGGCGAATTCCAGACTGTTGCCCTAAACGAAGGTACAAGAGATGTATTGTACGATCTAAAAGTTAATCCAATTCCATTCTTTGTTGGTGTTGGTCTAGTAGCTTATGGTCAAAAAACTCGTGCTAGAAACGCTAGTGCATTAGATAGAGTCAACGTAGCTCGTCTTGTTGTATATCTAAGAAGCCAGCTAACAAAACTAGCTCGTCCATATGTCTTTGAACCAAACGATTCTATCACACGTGATGAAATCAAAGGTGCTGTAGAGAGCTTGCTACTTGAATTAGTTGGCCTAAGAGCTCTATATGACTTTGCTGTTGTCTGTGACGAGTCTAACAACACACCAAGTAGAATTGATCGCAATGAGTTGTATGTTGATATTGCAATTGAGCCAGTTAAGGCCGTTGAATTCATCTACATTCCAGTGCGTATCAAAAACACTGGTGAAATTTAATTAACGGAGCATAAAAATGGCACTAACATCATTAACAAATTATTCGATTAACACAGCAGGTCCTGGTACCAACCAAGGCTTGTTGATGCCGAAGCTCAAATATCGCTTCAGAGTGACATTACTTGGCTTCGGAACACAGGCAAGTACAGAACTAACCAAACAGGTTATTGATGTAACAAGACCTAAAGTTTCTTTTGAAGAAATTGAAGTTCCTGTTTACAACTCTAAAATCTATTTGAGCGGTAAGTACACATTTGAAACACTAACCCTAAACGTCCGCGATGACGCTAGCGGTAATGTTACAAAACTTGTCGGTCAACAGATTCAGAAACAATTCGACTTCATGGAACAGGCAAGTGCTCGTTCTGGTGTAGACTACAAGTTTACTACCAAAGTTGAAGTGTTAGATGGCGGCAACGGTACCCTAGCACCACAAGTACTTGAAACATTTGAGTGCTATGGTTGTTTCTTACAAAACACCGACTATGGTGATTTGAACTATGGCACAAACGAAGTTGCTACAGTAGCAATGACAATTCGTTTTGATAACATGATTCAAACTGCTGGTACAGTTGGAGTTGGTACTCTAGTTGGACGTCAAGCTGGTACAACAGCTATTACAGGTCTAACACCTGGTGCTGTTTAATCTTAATTGATTCAAAGAAACCCGGATTTTTCCGGGTTTTTTTGTGGCATAAATAATTGTATGTCAAGTGCATTTACACGATATCTTCTAGGCGATGGAAATTTTGGAAAAAATTTAATCAACGGCCTAGTAAAACCCAAGGGCGTCCAGGGAAACTGGCAACACGCCACACGAATATTTGTAGACAATACATATAGACTTGCCCCTAGGCATAAGTTTCTATATTATGTAGTATTTGAAATTGATCCCTTAGCCCATAATGCAACACAGTTTACAGCTAAACATGCCCAAGAAGTTGCATTTTTATGTAAAACTGCTGACTTGCCAAAGTTTAACTTTGAGTCAGTAACAAAGAATCAATACAATAGAAAAAAATTATTATATAAATCTATCAACTACGAAAGTGTAAACATAACCTTTCATGATGATAATCAAGGTATTTCAAATAGTATGTGGGCAATTTATTATGCTACATATATTCAAGATAGAAAATTACCAACACAAGCGGCCTACGAAGACAACAAATATAGAAAAAGCGGCACATCTAAAGATAACTTTAGGTATGGTTTAGATAACGATAAAAGCGTAGATTTTTTTAAGAGTATCAGCATCTATACAATGAGTCGCAGTAGATTCAATGGTTATACTCTAGTCAATCCAAGAATTAAAAGTTGGAGCCATGGAGAAGTTTCCTATGCAGAGAACGACACAATTCAAAGTTCTATGACCATAGACTATGAAGCTGTTACATATTCTTCCGGTAGTGTAAAAACTAATAGTCCAAAAGGATTTGCTACGTTACATTACGATACAACACCAAGTCCTTTAACAACAGCCGGCGGCGGAGTTGCTACGTTATTTGGCGGTGGCGGCATACTTAGTGGTATAGAACAAATTACCGGAGATATAGCTGGTGGAAGTACATTTGATAGTCCAGGCGGATTTTTAAGTACAGCAATTAAAACTTATAATACATATACTAATTTTAAAGACTATAAAAAAGAAGGTTTTGGCCGTGCTGTGGGTCAAGAATTAGGAAATATTTTAAATAATCCAGCTAGCATATCTGGAATAGCAAATAGTGTAAGTGGAATATCTGGAAGCATATTTCCTAGAGCCAGCGATGCCGCAGATAGTGTAATTGCGTCTGCTAAAAAGTTTTTTGGATAACATTCAATGAGAACTAATTTACCACCGGCAGTGTCTGGTACTGATAGTGCAGCTGGCACAAAATTATTCTTTGATGAATACGGAAAAGAACCTTTAGAATTTTTAGCCAACGAAGTAGAAGCTGCTGTAGGGTTTTTTCAAAACAAAGGATTTGATACTGATGCCGCACAAATTACTGCCGCGGTTCTTTTAAAACAGGCTAAAGTAGAAGGAATCCCAGTGTTTCAATTATTAGATCAAATTAAGACTGTTGGAACTGCTGACCTTAACGCATTGATCGCAGAGATTTTAAACAACAATAGACCTAGTTCGAGTTCGTTAGGATTTAAAATGGTCAATGTAGACGATCAAATTAAAACTAGAAATATTGCAGCATAATGGTACGCTTTGCTCAGGGTCGATTTGAAATGAAAAATCCTACAAAATATGTAGGAAAAAAAACACCCTTAGCTCGAAGTAGTTGGGAATTTGTGTTTATGCGAATGTTAGATGAACATCCTGGTGTAGAAAATTGGGCCAGCGAAAGCATACAAATCCCTTACCGAGATCCTCTCACAGGAAGATATACAATTTATGTTCCTGATTTCTTTATTGTTTACAAAGATAAAAATGGACGTAAGCACGCCGAAGTTGTGGAAGTAAAACCAGAAAGTCAAACCAAATTAGAAAGCGTTGGTAAGAGCAGATACAATCAAGAGCAATATGTTAAAAATATGGCCAAGTGGGAAGCTGCCAGGGCCTGGTGTAAACAACAGGGATTATTTTTTAGAGTAGTAAACGAATCTGACATTTTCCATCAAGGCTCAAAACGCTGATAAGTAAAGTATGACTAAAAAACTTGAAGAA